GTCCCCAGTTGGCGACACTACCACCGCCGCATCGACCTTGACCTTGACGCCCTCTTCAACGTCCACTATCACAGCGTCGTAATCCTTCCACGCCTTGAACTTCAATAACCAGTTCTCTCTCACGCTCGCTCTCCCGTGCTTGTACCCGCGCTCAGGTGCCCGTAGCATCGTTCCCTCGTAGCCCCCTGCAATGGCCTCTTCATACAACGCCGTAGCTTCCTCTGCACTACGTACGAACGTCTGCTGAATATTCCTTGCGTATGGAAGCCGCCCCACCTCTTCGCGAAAGTGGGGGTGGGTAATACCGCCGAAGGGCAACCCCTCCACACCGCTTTCCCAAACGTCCAGCGGTACCACGTCGATTATCCAGAGGCGAGTACCGCGTGACACCTTGCCCTCGAAACTCCGGTAGGTGCTTTGGTGCCAACAAAAAGGTTTTGTGTGGTCGTAAATCTCGCCATCAATCACAACGTCGTGAGTGATGCTGTACAGGATAATATCCGCAAAGGCCCTGCGCAAATCCTTCGTCGGTTGCGCCTTCATGCTGCGAGTGTACAACTCACCGCGAATAATGATGCACCGGATTCCATCAACTTTCGGACTGGACAACATAGGATACCGTACCCGCTCGAAAGGTAATCCGCCCGTTGCCAAAATCGGTTTCTGCAATATCATAATCTGATCCTTTCCTAGAACGCCGCTCGGAAGCGAGTTATGAGGTTTTGCGAACTCACGCTGTTGACGCTCTTCATCAGATTCTTGAGGGAATTTTGATCGTGTTTGTCATGGTGAATCTCCGTTGGTTTTCTGTCACTGAAATCAGTATCTCATATCTGATTCGTTTCGTCAATAGCTATTTTTGAAAAGTTTTCAAACGCTATTCACGCGGATTTCTAGGCGGTGGCAGGACCCTCTGGAAAGCGGATAACGTGACGGCCCTGCGTCTCGCTCTCTCTGCCTCAATCTCCGCATCTTCCCGCCAACTCCCTGACACGCCGCGCCGCCTCTTCTCGGAGTACCACCAACGCATCTCGGGTGTGCTGTGATGCTCTCCTGCCATACCTCCAAATGACCCTCTCCGCAGCCCTTATCATGGCCTGTAGCTCGTTGTCGATAAGTGCCCGTGCTACCGTGCTACCTACAACCCACGGCCCACAGTGGCCTGTCTCAAGGCACAGCTCGTTTGCCTGCGCAGCGGTGTACCGCGCCTCTTGCAGCACCTGAGCAAGTGCCCTGTAATTCCCAATCCCCCTTGACCTGCGCTGTCCACAGGAATAATCATACACCTCGTTTTCCATTTCGGCCCATGCGTGCAGAAAGATCGTTCCCGCGAACGGCCCAACGAGCGGTTTGCATACAGCGTGGACAACAACCGCAGTAGGGTTGTCCTGTGCAAAATTCACTGCTGCCACGTAGCAATCCCCGCCCCCGTCACCCTCCCTTACCTCGCTGCGAACCCACTCTCGGTTGCATACTACCACCGCTCTAGGATATTCCATACCCACCTGCTTTCTAGGCTCACGCCCTGTTTGTAAAATAGTAACTTGCCAGCCTTATTGCGACACCTGCCGCAAACCCTAACGCCGCCAAAACCCATGTCGGAATACCGCGTTGCCGCTTTGCACTCCGTACAATCTCTTCTGTGATATTCCGGTTGCTCGCCTTGAAGAACTCTGCAAACCGCAACTCGCGAACCGTCTCACCCGTCGAGTGTTTGAGTTTCTGTAATCTCGATTGATATCGTAACCATCTGCAACCTCCTAGTATGCCGTTGTTATTCCTGCCCTGCCCAGTGTTCCTTGCATCCGAACAGCTCGGCATATTCAAGATCGTGGTCAACGTCGAAGTCAACTTCCCTCTCTTCCGGTTCGTCTGGGAACGCCTCATCACGCCTCTCCGGTAGTCTGTACTTGCTCATGCTTTCCTCCCCTTATTGTGTCCCCGTGAAGGGTGTAGCACGCCGCGCAGAGCGGTACCTTTACACCCCGAAAAGTCTCTACGTAATACACCGCATCGTGGTAGCACGTCTGCCGCGATACCGCGCCAATACGGCACTTTCCCGCCAACACGCGCTTGCGAATACATCTCATGTTCTAGCTCCCTGTATTGGATAACTCTTGAACCACTGTAGCGACACTGCCACGGCGAGAAATAAGCTCTTTAGCTTCCTGCTTGTGCTTTGTGATTGACCGTGCAGCGCAGTTGCGCACATGGGCCGCAACATCATTTGCCTGTCTGCCCGTGTACCCTGCTACTGCCCGAATGAACGCAGCCACGGGACGCACGCACCTACTGGAGTTACACTTTTGGCAACACGTCACCAAATTCTTTTCGCTGTTGCTGCCGCCTTTCGACGCTGGCGTAAGATGATCGAGGGTGAGTACCACCCCCGCCTCTACCTCTTGGCCGCAGTACACGCAGGCCATGCCATCCCGCAGATAAATTGCAAGGCGTTTCTCCGGTCGTAGCCCGTTTTGCCCTTGCCAGATTCCCCTGTCACGCGCTGTCTTTTCCTTGCTCATAATATAACTATCTCATATCTGATTCGTTTCGTCAATAGCTATTTTTGAAAAGTTTTCAACCAAACTCACCTGCTTGCGCAGTCCGTGATAATCTGATTTATTAGCAGCTCGCTGAGCATGGTCGCGCAGTATGCCCGTAGCCGCGTCGCAGCTCTCCGGCCTTGCCCGTCTACCTCTTTTCATACTACCCCTTAGTCGGAAGTTTTCCACTGGTTGTGAGTCGGTCGATAATGCCGAAGAACTGCTGGTTTACTGGAAGGTGACGAGACCTTTTTTGCGAAAGCTAAGGTAGCCATCTGGGTAAACCTCTTTGTCGCCAATAATCACGTGGTCGAGTACGCCGATACCCAAGAGCTTTTCCGCCTCTATGAGTTTCGTGGTAACTTTGATATCCTCTGTAGACGGTGTAGCATCGCCCGAGGGATGATTGTGTGCAACGATAATGCTGCACGCTGATGCTACCACCGCAGCGCGGAAAACCTCACGCGGGTGAACTATTGAGGAATCTACTGTTCCAAGGCTGACGAGCTGCCAGCTCTTCACGCGGTTTTTACGGTCAAGAAGGAATACCACGAACGCCTCTTTTTCGGAGTCGTACCAGCTCGCGCCAGTAACGGATTCGTGCCAAATCTTTTCGATTTTGGAGGGGCTTCGAAAGCTGTCTCCTACCGGACCCGTTTCGCGAACTGTTACGATTTTGACTTCCTTGATGCTCATGTTGAATCTCCGTTTTGGGGTTTGGGTTTGGGGTTCTTTCCCTGGCACTAAAATCAGTATCTCATATCTATTATGTTTTGGCAAGCAAAAAGTACAAACAAAAAGCACCCTTGAGGTGGGCAAGGATGCTTTCCACGGTTTCCCGTTAGGGGTACTTCAGTACGCGGTGAGCTGAAGTACCAAATCTTTCACGTCTTTAGTTGCCGTGCTTCCGACAATCTTTATGCGCATCCTGTTGGAACCATCGAGGGGCACTCTCCGGCTGGCTCCCCCGAGCGTGTACGCAATCTCATAATTCAGTACGCCGTTGGGAGCGGTTGTCATTTGCACCGTTCCATATTCTTTGCCAAGAAAGGCAACCGCGTCTGCTGCCCCATCTTTGTAGCTGGCGATAACCCCCGTGGCCGCCTGCACACTTCTATCAATAGGCAACGCTAGTTTCACACCGTACCCCATAGCAAGCGTATCGTTTGCTCTTCCGTCTGTGAAGGTGTACGCCACACTGAGCACGCGCTTGAATGCGACACTGCCCGTTAGGGTTGCCGTGCTGCCTGCTACCTTTACGAGGGTCTCGGTAATGGCGTTGCCTGCAATATCCAGTCCAGTGATTACCACCGTACCTGCTAGGTTAGTGCTGCCCCCCGTTGTGTCTGTCACAACTACCACAGCGTTCCTAGGCCACACAGGATCGCTTACAGCCGCGTCTGCAATCGTTATCGTGTTGGTTGCTGATATGAGATTGGTAATCGTTGTGAAGGCACCTGTGACCGTTGCCGCCGCTGGCTTGGGGATACGCACAAAACCACTTCCGGCTGAGGGTGCTACCCTCTGCGTAAGGTCTTCAACGCCGCCGTTCGCCGTGCTGACAGATAGCGTAGTCGTGGGCATCACTTGACCGACCGCAACGCCTGTTCGCGTTTCCTCGACTATGCCAATACTCGCAGCAACGGTAAGGGCCGTAACCTCCGCTGATAGGACGTACACGCGCTCCAGTGTGTATCGTAGGTTTGACGGAAATACCACGTCAATGTCTTGCGTCTTTGCGAAGTCCACGCCGTCCATGTACACAAATCCGGCTTGCGGTGTTGCTGCCTTTGTGAACGTATGGCCGATGGTCTGTGCCTGCGCTGTGACCGCCGCCAGTGCCGCAATCAGTAGTAACCCTCTACCTGTGTAACTCTTCATTTGTTCTGCCTCCAAAATTGCTAAATAAAAGACTCGCCCCGCCTTTCAACGGAGCGAGTCAGTTCCTCACTTGAGCGTACCGTCAGGCCGTGTTAGCCTGCGTCGTAATTGTACCCCATAGCCACAATCGGCATGGTGAGGGCAGGTGCTTCCTTGGGCTGCAAGTCGCGCCGGAAGGACGCGATAACGCTGTTGAGCTGCTGCTTGCGGTCAACCTCGGTTTCGACCGTGAAGCCACGGCGAACACCCATGATGAACGAAGGCATATGCACCATCAGAACGGAACCCTTGGTCTTGGTCGTATCGTCGTAGATACCGGTAGCGTTCAGGTCTTCACGACACGCCGAAGAGCAGATGATCGGGATACCGTAAATCTGCGGAGCGATACCAGTGACAACGCGAGCCGCGTCACCAACCTTATCCTGTGTCAGCGTCTCTTCCAGCATCACCAGATCGTTGTACCCTTTAGGGCCGCAGATGATGCGAAGATCGGAAGGACGCATACCCCACCGACCCATGAGCTTGCGGAGTGCGCCGATGTTGGTACCCTTCAGACCGCCCGTTGCGAAGGACGTAGCAACCGAGGTACCACTCACCTCCGCGCTGACCATAGCCAACTTGCGTAGGCCCTTGAACAGGCGTTGTGCGGCAGTCGCGCCAATGGAGTGCGTGTCGGAGTCCATGTGCGTTCCTGTGGTATCGCCGTTGATGATGGCCTCTTCCAAAGCCTCGGCAGCGGACAACCCAAGCTGTTCCTGAAGGAACGGCAGGATGGCGATGATGGAGTCTTCATCGGCTTCGTAGCTGTAGTCGCAGATACCAATGAGCTTGCCTGCGTCGAGCGTGATTGCGCCCGTGCCAGCATCACTGGAAACCGGATTGCTGCCAGGTGCCTCGGCTCCCTTGCGGAACGTGGGGCGAGTGGTCAACAGCGGGAACTTGAACGGGTTCGTCGGCATCTGTACCTCGTTGGAGATAAACAGTGAGGCCAACTCACTCGCCAGATACATCCGCGTCTGAAGATCGCTCGACAGATCGGTAGGGATAAGCTCGGCTCCCGTTCCGCTTCCGCCCGTGGTAAGAGCCTTACGACCCATCACCGCGTTCTTGCGCATCTGCGCCAAGTGGTTGGTGCCCACTCGCTCAGCATCACGCAACAGCTCGGAAGAGATTCCATCGTTGATCGACTTGGGGCGAGAGATACCACGACTGCCATCGCTGTTGCGGAGAGCCTCTTCAGACACGGCCATAAGGCAAGTGTTCAGGAGCTGCTTTTGGCCAACGGTAAGGTTGCCTCCACGCGACTCAATAGGCATCGCGGAATCGTCAAAGTACATCTTCGACTTGCGGCGAGTGGCCTCTCGTACTTCGGTTTGAAGCTCGGCAAAGAGCGACTTGACCTGTTCGTGAGTGACAGCACCCTTGGGCAACTTGGCTTCCAAAACCTTGGCGAGCGCCTTGGCATCGAGCTGTCCGCCTAGGGCGTCCGTGACAACCTTGCGAATGGCTGCTACGCTGACTTCCTTTTGGGAAACCAAGCTGTCCTTGATCGTCTTAACAGCATCCTTGCTCAGGCCCATAGTGACAAGGGCACTGGACACGCCATCGGCAACCAGAACCGTGACCTCTTCGGAGGTCAGGGGTTCGTCTTCAATTTCGTCTTCAATTTCGTCGCCCGTGATAGGGTCGTAGCGGTATTCCGCTTTCTCGGCTTCATCCTTCAGTACGGCGAGCCGCGCATCCTCTTCAGCGGTGCGAGCTTCGTTGGTAAGCAGAGCCTTCAGCTCGGCTTTCTGTTCGGGTGTGAACTTCATGGGTGATACTCCGTGTAGGTGTAAATCTGTTTGTGAAAAATGCGAATCTGAATTGAAACAACCTCTGCTGCGCTCTCCGCTTACTACCTCTAGGGGTTTAGCTTCCTTCACTTGCATACCCGCACAATACACAATCCCTCATGTACGTGCAAGCACTATTTGAAAAGATTTCAAAATTACCAGTGAAGACGCTTGCCAAGTTGTGCTGCGTCTCGGGCTGTGACCTCGCGAACCATGAACCGCGCATCGGGGTTTGCTGGCACTGGCGTCAAGCTACCTTCGTACAACGCGACTTCCATAATGCCCTTGCCATCGTCTGCGTAGTAAAAGATACCGCCCATCCTCATGCACTTCAAATGGCCCTCTACCACCTTGAACCGAGTATCGCGAAGGCTTGGGGCGTTGGACAGTAGCCCCTGAACGGCGAGGCCCTCTTCTGCCACACTCACCTTTACAAAGCTGCCCGCAAGACTCTCAACCTTGTTGTCATGGTCTAACAGCATCACTGGATTCTGCTTGAAGCGTGCCAGCGTACTGTTGAACGCTTTAGGGTCAACATAGTCCCCGTCTCTGTCCTTGGCTGTAGACCCCACGAACGTACTCAAGAAGCCGTCAATTACCACATTCTTGTAATCCACAATCTCTGACTTATCATCTTTTGGGTCTGCGTAGACGGCATACGTGCTAGGCGTGATTGCCTTTATGTTCAGCTCTGCGCTCCAGAGTTTTACTCGCAGACTTTCAAGGCTCACTGCTACCGACTTGGCAAGCTCATATGAGGCTTTGTCAAGTACCACTTCCGTGCCTATGCCGTGCAGGATACCCTCGCGGTCTGGCACTGCCAGCTCAACGGTAGGGCGGTTGCCTGCCACTGACTTGACAATACCTGCAAGGCGTTTGCCTTCGCACTGGAAGAACACAACGCTGCCCTTCACGGCCTTGCAGACAGGCAACGGTACAGGTACGTGGATGCTGCGCTGTTTCGCGCTCTTGGTATTTAGGAACTTCATACCTGCCCCTTTACCTTACGCCGCTTGACAACCTTGGCAATCTTCACGGTTTTCTTGTCAGCCTCGGCAGGCTCTGCGGTTGTCCCCTCGGTCTTGGGAAGGTCTTCTCCGCACTCCCCGACCGCCTTGAACTCGGCAGGGGTACCGCCTTCGGACTCTTGAAGGAAGTTCCAGTCTGCGCGAGACATGCTAAACTCCACGCCGCTCGTAAGCTGACCATATACGCCAACGTGCGCATCCGGCCCTGTGTACCGTACCCGAACAAACTTACTAACTAAATCTTTTGACATAATGCCCTCGCTGCCTTGTTGTGTAACTACCCCCACAAAGTACCACAACCCCACCGCCTGTACAAGCATAACTATGGTTTTGAAAAGATTTCAAATCTCTATAGCCTGTAGTTGCGCACAATGGCCTCAAAATCGACGTTGGCAGGCTTGGCCGTAAGGTACACTCCACTTATTCCCAAAGCTGTCCTTGCCGCTGCCTATCCAGCCTCCTTGAAGCGGCTCGGAATAATCGTTCCTGTGTGGTTGATGTGGAATACCAACCCGTCCATATCCTCTATGGGAACATCCTCAATATTGCAGGTGCTCTCCCCTCGGTACTGTGGACTGTTAGGCTCCCTTGCCTCACACCCGATTACCGAAACGTGCGTAACCGATCCAACATCCTTCAGCGCCTGCTTTCGGCCTTCGTCTGCTGCCTGCGAAATCTCAGTACGTGCAATAGTGCTGACTCTATTATTCTCCATCTTAGGGTATCGGCTACGTAACCAACTTGCTGTCTCGGCTACCGTGTGGCCCTGCCCTATAGAGCTTCTCAGGATACGCTCAAAGACTCTCCGTGACGTGTTGTTTACCCCCGTAATGCGGCTTGCCACGCCAGACGCCCGTGACTGTCTGGCACTCACAGACGGACCCCGCGCCAGTCGCTCTGCCCTTGCATTTTCAGGCGTCCAAAGCAACTTGGCCGTTGCTCCGTACTGTGCGTCAACCGCGCTCTGGATTGATGCCCTGTGCAGGTTCAGGTACCCTAGCTGATTCTCCCGCAGCACATCGTCCAACGCGGAAATCCACATATCTTCGTGCCCCTGTGTGTTCAGGTCGTAGATAGATTTGGATGCGCTCTTGCCTAGCGTCTCCCCTGTTGTTCTTCGGTACACCTCGGCAACCCGCTTTTCGACCTCTCGCATAACTTTGTTATTATGCTTGACTAACGCTGGAATAAGTTTTCTCATTCCCACAGCCATTGCTGCCCGTTGCGCCTTTATCATGTCATGCCGTAGCCTGACTCCGTTCAGCGAACGTAGTGCGTGACTGTTCCACCCCTTCGGAGGTATGCGGGAGGACTTCACGCGCTCCATGATACGCCCAACGGTCAACTGATGAACGGGGGCAGGAGTTTCTTGCCTTCGTGCCTTGGCTCTGCCGAACGACATATCAGCCCCCTTTTGATAACAGACGCGCCAACTTGACTGCTGCATCAGCACCGCTGAGGCTACCATCGCTCAGAGCCGCTGTAATATCGCGCACAGCACCCCTCTGAGCCGTTGCCTCGACCTCTGCACCTACTGACAGCATCCCCTCTGTAGGTGCCGTGTAGCCTGCTAGCTCCAGTGGCATACGTCCCTGCCCGACAAAGTGTTGATCCAATAACGGGTTGTCAGCAATACGCCCTAGGCCTGCTACCTCGCGCAACTCGTTCAGTGACATTGCTCCCTCAGTCACCAGCGGCAAGTAGTCTGCTACCACCCCGCCAACGTCGATCAACCCCGACATTTCGTAGGAGATTTCCCATAGCGGAGAATACGCGCTAACTAGGGATTTCCCCTCACCTAGGCCGGAGTTTAGCCTGCCTGCAAAAAGATCGACAAGAGGAACCAACTCATATTTTCGGAAGTTGATTTCGTCCTGCTTGGCCGTCGCAAAGTTTGCTGCCCCCTCGACACCAGCCATTGACAGCGGCACGCCGTGCAACGCGAATATCTCGTAGATACTCCACCTCTCTTTTTCGAGTGATTGCATTTCAGTTTGTGACAAACCGAGCTGCGTGTAACTCCACTTGCCGTTTAGAAAGGCCGTCTTTGCTGCATTTTTTATTCCAGTGTACTCCGAGTCCCACTTGGCCTTCAGCCTGTCCCAGTCCCCTTGGTCTTCTACCGCATCTTCCTTGGTCAGGATACCGGAAGGCATAGCTCCCTTCGCAATAAAGTTTTCCTCAACTTGGTTGCGCATGATGTACTCGCGCACAAGTTGCTCGCCGCCTTCCACATCACCCAAGCCCTCCAGTGACTTTGACGGGTGAGGCCTGCTGAACATAATAACTTCATCCCGCTCCATCCGCACAGCCCTACCATTCACCCTGTACTCGTAGTGAGAAATCTTATTTGTTTGGTCTGGGTAGATTCGCATGTACTGAGGGTACAGCGGATAGATATGCCTCGGCCTGCCCCTCACGTCCATTTCATCTTTCAACCAAAAAGCACGCCCTGTCAACTTCATGTGAAATACCCACAAGTAAACCATTTCCTCCCATGAGTTGAAGGGGTTTGGGTTTGCCAGTAGCATACCAAGCTCGCCCGTCTCTTCAACCTCTGCCCAGTTGGTACGATTGCGAACATAAAACTCGGTACTCAAAAAGGCAGACGCGGTAATATGGCACGCCCTGAATGACGCCCAAACTCGCTTGCTCCCAACGTCAAGATACTCCGTTGTTCCCTTGAAGTCGTGAACTGGTACCCCCACATTACGCTCAATGTGCTGAATACTTTTTGTGCCAGCTACACCCCCTCGCTGTGTCACCGCTCGCAACCTACTGAAAATGGACATGCTGACTCCCTTGAAAACTTTTCAAACAACGCTGCAATACTACCCGAAAGAGCCTACACGGTCAAGCTATCAACAGCTTTTGCTTTGCTGGCCCAACGCACTCGTAGGACACACTGATAGCGTCCTCAATATCGTCATGCTCCACGTCTGGGAAAGCGTCGATGCTATCCAGTACCTGCTTGTTCCACGGTGCCCTGACAACGCACATCCTGCCTGCTTCCAGTATGGTCAACCACGCCTGCGCTCTCATTAGCTTTCCTCCCCTTGGCGGATTCTTGCGCAAAATCGTAACCTTGTCTACCAGCTCTTTCCTCAACTCTTGTAATCCAATGTCGAACCCACTCACCGCCTCTAACCCTACCTTGCGGCAGTTGTACCTCTCCAGATCATTTTCAGTGATGGATATAAATCTTGACTTCATCTTCAACCACCCAAGTTTGTGAATCTCCAAGTCGATCAAATAAAAAAGCTCTGTCCGCTTATCGTACGCGGTAAGGAACCCTGCGCTGTAGTCGCTGGTTTGGCTCTCGGTCAATGCCAAGTCCCACCCTCTCACCCACGGAATGTCTGTTGGTACGCTTCCGAACTCCACGAACCTGACTCTGTTAATATCGACCTGTCCGCTTGCGCTAGACCTTGGCTTGCCTCGATACTGTGAATCCCATTCGTACGCAGGCATATCTGCCTTCACACCACGAAAGAAATCCCTGTCCCTAAACTCTGGAAAACAGCTCTCCCCAACTTCACGCCCCAACGGGTCAACCTCGCCTGCGTCTGGGTTATGCTCTGCCAGAGCTGGGATATTGATAATGTCGAATACTTGATCCTCAAAGCCTGCATCCTGTAGCTGCCTCACCCGCTTTTCGTCTGTCAACTCCCCAATAAGGTCCAAAGGATGCCATCTTGTTTGAATGAGGAACACTCGCGCTCCAGGCGATAAACGTGATGCGCAGTCACCGTAATACCACCGAAGAATGTTTTTGCGCTGTGTCTCGCTCTCCGCCTCAGCCCGTCCCGCGTGAGGGTCGTCAATAATCAGCCAGTCTACCCTATGGCCCGTCAACTTGCTTCCTGCCGTCTTGACCATCACCCGTGACCCGTTCGCCAGCCTCAGTGCGTCTTTGCGGTTGTGACCACGCGACACGGTAGCCTTGGGAAAGATCATCTGGTAAACCGGACTCCCCATTATAAACCTGATTGCCGCTACGCACTGCGTCAGCACGGAAAACGAGAAGCCCGTCAAAGCTACGTTGATATTCGGGAATGCGCCCATTGCCCACGCAACACCCCGCACAGATAGCATACTGGTTTTTCCTACCTGCGGCGGCGTCGAGACTGCTGCCCTTGGCTTCCTACGCCCTGTAACCATACCCTCTACAATGTCGGCAAGATGCGTGTGTAGCTTGCCTAGTACGTACCCACTATGGTCTGGAGGGTACATCAGTGCTAGGAAGGCGTGGAAGCTGGTACGTGCCCTCTCTACCGCGTCGGAAAACACAGCCGCGTATTCCTGTTCTGTGAATAACGCCATACACTAGCCGCCCTGCTGCTGTGTCGTTTCCATTATCTTACGCATAGCCGACGCCAGCGCTTCGTCTGGCATTTCACCCCGCACAATGCTGATAGGGCCACCGTCTGCCCCCGTGACCTCGGTACGGTCAACGTAGCCTCTGTGCTTGGCTTTGCACTTCAGGAAGAATATCTGCGCAGTGGTGTTGCCTGCGCGAATGTTCCGGTCAAGGGCGTTTTCAACAAAGTCAATCCTCCGCTCTTGACAATCATCCATCTCTGCGCGGAAAGCCTCGTCACTGTTGCGCCAGTAAAAAACGATCCTGCGTCCAATGCCGATGTTGTCGCAGGCGATTGTGATATTACACAGCGAGTCGGAGTACGCTCCTAAGAACCTCCGCTTACGCTCTGCAATATCCTCTGGTTGCCTTCCCAGTGTGACCCTGACTCTACCACTACCCGCAGGCTCCCGTCTGTTGATACGGGTTCTAGTGGCCGCAGGGCGTGACGCTGCAACATCCTCGGGCGAGGGTGCTCTCCGTTTGTTTGGTCTGCTCATAGCCCCAACTCCATTTGTGTGACTTTCATTTTTCCGAGTCGCGTAGTCTCTACCCGCTTACGGTGTGGCACTACTGGCTGAATGCGCTCGGCAGGGCCGTCCAGTGTGTTGCCGTGCTTGGCGTGCCCCGCGTCCCTGTCTGGCCCCTCTACTATCCACGGAATGCCGTGCGCAACGCACATGTCCCTGTTCGCTCGGTTGATTATTTTTGTCCAGCGGTCGCCAACTGGACCTACCCAATATTTGTACCCGTCCAGATACAAGCAGGCCCACAACTTACCGCAATACCCCTCCGGTACTGCGTTGTCATGCACGAATTTATTGGCAGCGTCGTATACGACCTTCGCTACCATCTTCCATACCCCCATGTAATATTCGTGTGGCGAAAAGGCAGCATACGTCTTTGCTGGCTGCCATCGCACTGACTTGATGAATTTACGAAACCCTTGAATGTCCATACTATGCTCTCCCCTTGTGTCGAGTGTTATATTTGAAAACTTTTCAAATACGTGAAATGTCCTGCCGCAGTACGCCGAAGGTCTTGCCGCAGCATTTGCACTTGATGGATAACATGCTATCAGTGTACGCCTGCCCCTTGTTCTCATACACGCGCTCAAGGTCTTCACGCGCCCTTGCAACCTGTTCCGGCAACACCCTCCGCTTCAGTTGTGGAACCCCGTGCTGGCCTAGTCCGCCCCCGACATTCTCGGGCATCTCCGTAGGTACCGCCTGCCCTGCTTCCGGCAACGCTACTGTGCCAACTCCCGTAGTACGCTTGACCTTGCTAGGCTCCACCCATACCGCTTCGGCAAACTTGCCCTCGTAGTGCGTGATTTCCTTTTCCGTGAATCCTGGAACCTCACCAAACGCTCCGATTTCCCGCAGCTCTGCAATAAAGCTCTCGTTGTTCCACCGCGTTAGTTCGTGAACCTTATTGTCAGCGATACGGTAGCGTGCAGCATCGTCCGGTGACAGGTGCGTAGCTACCAAACAAGGTACGGTTGCCATACCCAACTCGGTTGCTGCCTTGTACCGTGCATGGCCCGTAATAATAACCATGTCCTTATCAACTACCAAAGGCACGTTGAACCCGTAATGTTTGACCGACACCACAAGGGCTGCAACCGTTTGGTCGTTGCTTCGTGGATTTTTGCCGTAGGGTTTCAAGTCACCCAGCTTTACATTTCTAATCTTCATTTTCTTCGCCCTCTTCTTCGGTTTCGTCTGCCAGCAATTCCTCAACGCTGTAGTCTGCTTCAGTAAAACAATGTGGACACAGCAGGCTTACTACCCCCTCCTCAGTCTGCTCAGGATGCGTTTCTAGGCCCGTCTGCCCCTCCCCTTGCGCTGTGCTGTCCCCATACCCCGTAGCCCCTGTGTCACCCTCTGCGTCAAAGCTAAACTGGTTGCCTTCGTCTTGCGTCGGAAAGAGCTGTTCAATTTCCCCATCGGTAAAGCCCGGAATGGTCTTCAAAAAGTCCAAGTCCCTGACTTCCCCCAACAGATCGTCGTACACCCAAGAAGACAAGTCCTGAATCTTGTTGTCGGCAATCCGGTACTCTCTCGCCTTCTCAGGCGTCATGTCTGATACCACGCAGGGCACCGTCGGGATACCAAGCTCGACTGCCGCCTTGTACCGAGCGTGCCCAGCTATGATGATATTCTCGCTGTCCAGTACAATCGGGACATTGAACCCAAAAGCCTCAATGGACTTCTTTAGCTCAACTACCGTAGCGTCGTTCCGTCTCGGGTTTCGCCAATACGGCATGATCTTCCCTATCACCATCATCTGAATCTTCATACTGCTTCCCCTTTTTGATAAACATACGTCGTAGTATATGGCCCCCACTGGTTCACCCCAACCCGTGCTGACCCCTCTACGAAACCTAACTCCCTGTACAGCCCTAAACTCATTGCAGTTGCGTATGCTGATATCACAACACCCCGCCCCTCTTGTGCTCTAGCTTGCGCTACAGCCTGCCGCAGTAATCCCCTGCCATACCCCTTCCCCCTGAAGCCCTCAAGGACAAAATGGCTCTTTATCCACACCCTGACTTTACCGGAAGTGCTAACATTGCGTCGTAGGGCCACTGCCCCCACAAGCACAGCACCACACATGCACACAGCCCACTGCTGCCCCGCATGCGGCTTTGCTTGGCACCAAAGATAAGGCTTACGGTCTGCCCGTGGAACAGCATCGAACATCTGCGAAACCTCAGAGGGGCTGACCCATATCGTCGTTGCAATCACGGCAAACCCCGTGCTCTGCTGACATTACGTAAACCTAGCGGGTCACGCCTCTGCTTGCCATCTTTGTAGGGTACCGCAAACGCTTCTACCCAGTCTACCGTGCTGGCGTCAAATCCCTTGTCGTAGGTTGCACTGTCGCGCCTATACCCTGCTACCGTTCCGGCTGTCTTGAACGTGCTACGATCAAACCCCGTGTGTTGCACAAAGGACGGAATCACTACAGCAATCTTATTGCCTGTCCAGTAGTTGAACCTACCTATCAACCCATCATCGCTATTATACCCCTCTACAAGGTGTGCATCTGCCCACGCTGCTATCTCCCTTGCACGCCCAACGGTGAACCCAAAAGACTGCCCCCATACGTTTGATCCAGTTGTCAGTACGTGGTACCCCTTAGCCGCCGCTGTGTTATATCCCTTGTTGGTAGGGTTGTAAAACGCCATAGACTGATACGTGCTGCTACACAATACCGCCCTTATGTTGCCTGCCCAATTATCGCACAGTTCAACATCATCCTGTAGTGTTACCTTCCACGGCTCCGCTTGTTCTGCCTTGAGGATATCCAAAAAGGTACGCATGAGACCAAACCATCTCATATTGGCCTGCCTAAGCCTGTGGTAATCCGTGTTGTCGCGCATCACGATAGGCTCGTAGCCCTGTGCCCTCACCTGCTCTATTACACAGCTTGGGTCACGGCTCTTGTGGGTCTGAATGTACACCTTGAAATCTGTAGTTCTACTTTGCTTTTTTGTCATAACACCCCCCTAGCAATCCGCTTCTCACGGTCGGCCAATGCCTTTAGGTGTTTTTCTATGCCAAGGGGTGTCATCTTGACCGTGGTAAACACTGGAATCTTGTGCTCCCCCCGCCATCTCCACTCGCCTACTGTTGCATACCCTGTATCAACCAACGACTCCCATACCATGCTCTTGCATACCGCGCCGCAACCTACTGCCCCCTCATTACCACCGCAGGCACTCGGGTCGTATTCTCGTTGTGGGTTGCGCCCATACACGCTGGCACTTCGGCTTATCATGTCCCTTACCATACGCGCCCACTGGGTACGCCCTTGCCTCCAGCCCGCAAGATACACGAAGATGGAAACAACCCCTCGTCACCCCAGTTCTCCCCTTCCGTATAGTTTACCGCTTCCCCGCCGTCCCCGTCAATTACGGCCCCACGAATCAGAAAGGAGTGCATTACCATACGATTATACCTAAACGCATCGTGTGCGGGCTTCTCATTGTTCAATAACTGCACTACCCCTAGCAACTTATCATCATCGAAATGCTTACAGGCCCCACGCACATCACCGCCTTCCCCCCGCTCGTATATGTCAAAGTGGGCATCGTCATCCATCATCAGATAAATGGCATCCTTGCCGTGCTTGGCAAACCCCATTTCGACTACAACGCGACGTGACTTGCCCAAACCCATCGGCAACCCGCGCGGCTGTTCTAGCACTATGATGTCATCCGGTTTCACGTAACGCTGTAGCCCTGCGATAGTACAGGCCAACTTCATCTTGCGATCATAGCTCGGTATCAAGGCTATCAGCTTCATTTTGCCCTTCCTTCCACTACTGCCACAGTTCGCGCTGCCCGTGCTGGGTTTAGCTCCATCCCGTAGAACCGCATGCCGTGCCTCTTGGCGATACGTGCAGACATACCAAGCCCTCAGCACGGGTCAAACAGCACCCCTCCCCGCACAGTAAACGGCTCCACTGCCATATAAGCCCATTTGCCCGCAGGTTGCGCCTCAAGGGCCTCGATGTACCCAGCGGGTAATGTGTCGCCCCCAACAGTGAGTACGTGCAAATCCTGTGGTAGAGTCCCCTTACCACCCCTGTAGCATGTACGCGCCACACCCAGCGGTCTAAGGCCAGCAGCCTGCGCATAATCCTGCACATACCCACGGTAGGAAATGCCGTATTCAATAAACACAATGCCTTTTGCCGCGCTTCTACACACCTGCATAAGTGTAGCCATAAAGGCGTCAAACCCCGCAGCCCCCTGCTTCCCCCCTGCCCTGCTATTGTACGTTTCAAACATCTTGAGAAGGCCAGGCCCCCAAGGAGGGTCAACGTACACAATGTCGGCTTGCTCCCCTCCGAGTACCTCATCTGCTACACCGTCCATCAGACTGCCGTAGGCTACACACCCGTTCTTGTTGTCCAGTAGCAACATATCAGACTCCCACTTGAAAAGATTTCAAACCTAGACCTTATGCCCGTACTGCTGGCGTAGCAGGACT